AGCATTTCTGACAATGTTCTGCTTCGTGCTTCCCACATTCTTCACCGCATTTCTGACAGACTTCTGCGCAGACCCGGCATAGCGATCTGGCAAATTCACTATCAAAGGTCATAAATTGCGCTGCGAGCCGACAAATATTCGCGCACTGCATATCGAGTCTTATGCACTCACGCATCATGTCCACTTGTTCTTCTTTCAGACATGAAGCAGCACAATAATCACAGGCCGCCGCGCATTTGTAGCAGACCTCGATGCATTCAGCATGGTTAACTGGCATAGTTCGCTCCTTTCAGTCGTAAGCAGAAAACTAAGTCTGGTTACAGGAGTGCGATGATGCCAGTTATTAGGAGCGTTATTCCAAATTCGCCTAAATTTTATATACAGGGAACGCATTCGAATAACGACCACCTTCATCAAACCCGGAACGACCGACGAGATCATGATGGTGTAAGAGGACCTTCCAGAACTTCTGCTTCGCCGTTATCACAAATGGGATCACCCTGCGTCAGGTGCCAGATACCGATTACGGTCTTACCCGTTTCAAGGTCTTCCGTTTCTCCATGGGTATAGTAGGCAACCTGAACTCTGCCATTGTGCTGTATCCAGTAAAAACCTTCTTTCATACCTTACCCTCCCTCACTGAGAGGAGAGTTTAGCCATTTCGATTTCGGACTGGTGTGAGGAATACTTAATTATGAATGAAGCGATGCAATGGTCCGCCATCGAGGATTCGAACCCCGAACCACAGAGGTAGAAGCTCCGTGCTCTCTCCAGTTGAGCTAATGGCGGATAAAAAAGACCAGCAATGAATGCTGGTCAGGGTCATGCAGTTGTCTCTGCGTAGTGGGCGCTTCCCCACTCCAGTGTTTTAATCGTATCGAGAGCATTTTCACATGTCACGATAAGTATAGCATTCGCCCAAACGGCTGACCGGTAACTGACAGGAATAAAAAAAGCCACCCGAAGGTGGCCTTGTGTTCAGCGTCAGTGGAATCCCCGCCTTCGCTTTCAAAGTAGCGTTTTCATCTTTCAAGCGATCTACTTGGTTTCTCAACCGTTCAATTTCCTTATCGGCGTTGTCTCGGTCACGCTGGAGACCTTGGATGGCTTCGCCTTGGGACGCTTGTACTTCTTTTACGGATTGGACCGCAGCCTTAGTCTCATCAACAGTGTTGACAGTTCTTACTGCAAAAAACGATACGATAGTCATAAGCAGACCAACCATCGCCATCAAGATCCAAATCTTTACACCGGAAGCAGAGTTATCGGAGGCTTCTATAGGAGATTCCTTATACCAAGTAAAAATACCCGACGTGCGGCCGCATGTCAGAACCGTGAGCATTTTAACTGGTATAGGAGGAGAAAATCTTTAAAAAACAGGAAGTGTAAATCTGTTTGGTTATTTAATGAGCGAAAGCAGCCAGAATCCCCATGCAGGGATGATAAAAAAAGTCATTGTATAAACGACAGCGGGCTGAATTTTGTTCAAATTAAATTCCTTAGCAGGGCTTTATGCGTCCTACAAATCCAAACTACCTAAAGAAAGGATAGCGCACAAGGGGTTTAGCTCTACTTTTTTATCAAATTGGTTTCGAAATGTTCCTTCGATGGCGCGGCATTATACGTACATAAAAGAAGTTATCAACAGGTATTGTAGATTTGTGATCGCAAAATGTGCCCTATAAACACGATATCCAAGAGTATTGCCCACATAAAAAAACCCCGCCATTGCGAGGTTTGAATCTTTAATATTAACCGTGAACATACAATGCCCATCGTTAACGTCAAATTTACACAAAAACGGCAACATTGCAAGTAACGTGAAGCGAAAATATGAGATTTAGAGCAAAGTTTGCATTCTTGTTACTTTTTTTAGTTCCGCGTCTGCATTGCTTTCCTCCTGAAAGCATTTCGTCACAAGGCTTTCATAAAACGGCTTCCAGCTGTATCGCCAGGTACGATCAGGAAGGCTGTCCAGTTCGGCCAGAACGCCGCGATACGCTACTGAGGATTTCGGCCTGCTGTATCCTCGCCCCTCACAGCGTTTGCACTCCTTATAAACCGGCACACCCTGCAACTCAGTTTGCTTTCGGTCCAGGGTTTGACCAGATCCGCCACACTGGCAGCGCTTACTGATCAGCCCGGTACCGTTGCACTTGCCACACAGCTGATGGTCCACATCCTTCACCTGGCGGAAGACTTCAAAATCAGATGGAGACTGACCCAGATCCTTAGCAAATTGAGGCAGGCGCATTGTGTAATGACTTTTGGTGATCACGCTGGTCCTGGTTATGAAGCCCTTGCCCCGGCATTTCGGGCAATCTGTACTGTCAGCTGCTGATGAGGCGTAATCCTTGAATGCGAATCTGGCGAGGATCCGCATACATAGAGGAAACTTTTTACCAGCTGCTTTACGCACGGCCATTGGTGCATGCTGCTTGGCATACTCTGTCAGCCAGCTGATAGCAGCTTCTTTATCCTGTGGGCTGATGCCTGCCTTCCCCAGGTACATAGCCAAACCGATCCCGGCGTCAGCCTGGGTCATACCCAGCGCCGCCATGATGTCGGTTACCGTTAATTGATCGCCCGCAGTTGCGCGTACGCTATCAGAGATGTGCATCCCTTTCGGTGCAAAAAACTTTAAAACTCCGTCCAGATTCATAGCGTTCTCCACTCCGTCTACGCCAGTGCGCCGATGGCCAGCGCCCGGTCTAATGTTTTCAACAGCAGCTCCGGCTGCGTGCCGTACTTCGCTTCAAATGCCACAGAGTCAGCGTGCAATTCGTCGTGATGCGCCCTGCACAGCGGAATCACGAACAAATCATGCGCTTTGGTGCCCATGCCACCCATGCCGTGGCCGATCAGGTGGTGGGGGTCGTCTGCCGGGTTCTGGCAACATGCGCACTGCTGCGCCTTTACCCAGCGGGTGTATTTCTCGTTTTGCCAGCGTCGGCGCTTAGGCCTGAGCATGAAGGATTCGGGCGTCTCCGGATCTACATGCAGCGCCAGCACCTTTTTAACGGCCTCCTCTACAATGCTGGTGGGCGGTACCGACGGCACAATGTCAGCCTCACGCATCACCGACTGCATTTTCTCTGCCGGAATACGCAGGACCTTGCGAGCCACCGTCTCAGGTATGACATGGGCCAGCTTATTAAGCGTCAGCCACCAGCACAGTTCTGGCAGGGTCACGGCGTGTGAATCATCGAAACCCAGCCCTGCGCGAACAACCGACAGTAGCCAGGCTACCAGGTTCTTCCGCGCAATGCCCGCCAGTTCGTTAGTAAATTGCTCCCGCACACGGACATCACAGGCCCAGCACAGCCGCAGCACACCGGGCGCATGCCGCATGGTGACCATTTCGTGGTGGTGATAGTCGCTGTGCCGGTACTGGCAGCCGGATTCCCGCATCAGCCAGGCTTCCAGACACGAGAGGCCCCCAGCCCGCTTAATCACATCGGCATGCTCAAACACGGGCACCATTGCCGGATCCTCCGCCAGCGGCTGCCGCGCCGCCGGTATCTCCCCGGTAGGAACACCCGCCAGGCGCTCCGGCTCGTTCTCCAGAAGAATGCGGCCACGTTGGAAATGCGGCATAAGCTCAGGACCAGGCCGGAAAGCCACGATCCCAAACTCTTTTACAACTACAGGAGTTAATAAAGCTCTCACAGACACCTCAATGCACGGTTTCGAGCAGGCGCAACAGCTCCTGAAATTTTGACTCGAAGAAATGCGGCTGCGTTTCACGCGGGTTCGCCGGGCTGGTAATGTTTTTGCCGTACATGCAGCCCTTCGCTGTCATCGACCAGAAGCGCTTAATACCATTAACACCTGACCGGCTGCGGCGCTCTTTATGCTCAACGATCCCCAGCTTGGCCAACTGCTGGTAAGCCAGCGTAGCCGACATACGGATGCCGTTAGCTTTGAGCAGCGCGCTTAGCGATTGCGTGGGGCGACTGGATCCATCAGGAGCACCAGCAGGGGCATCAATGGCATACTGCGGGGCAAGGTTCGGCAAACCAACTGCATCCTGCAGCTTCTGGCACGCGCCGAGTACAGAGGAATTTGAGAGATTAAGTGATCGCTGCATAAAATCGAGCAGGATAACGCCAGCCTGCATTTTATCTGCCGCCTGGCTCTGAAGGGTGGCGGGCTGGTTTACAGCTGCATCAAATGTCCGGATCACCCTCAGGCTAAATTGCGGGCTGATCCACATGGCGTAGGAGTAGACAAGCTCTTTACAGACGTAGCTGCCCTGCTCTTTCCCGCCGCGGATAACACTGACCGGGTCCGGCGTTTCCGAGTTGCTATTTTGCAACTCGCTTATTAATTGTTCGGTCTGCTCGTTGCGAAGCCAGAAAGCTGGCTTGTGCTTATCCTGAGCACCAGCAGCACGATGAAGATCGTTGAGGCAGTAACGACCAAAAATATCACGGCGTACGGAAACGCCATCAATCACGAGTAATTGACCCATTTTGTTCTCCACTGATTGTATTGCGAGGGGGCCTGCACGCCCGCTTCGCTTGTGTTCTCTGACATTACTTCTGATTTGCATTGCTTTCAACTCTCACCTGTATATGCGTACAGGCCAACCGTTACCTCGACCTTCCCTTTGGGTGTTACCGGCCCCCACTCCACTACCATGCGTTTCACCTGGCTGTCATCCTCCCAGACGCCAGCATGAGTAAGCGCGTCGAACAGCGCTTTGTTGTAGTTGTCGATATCCCGGCGGCGCGCGTCTGGCGGGAAAAGAACGATCTCCACCGCCGCCGGCGCGCTGCTGGGCTTCGGTAATCTGCGCAGTTGCTCAATGATCGCAGCGCAGGCATCGCTCTGGTACGCACGACCTTTGCCGCTGATGAGGTGGCGACCGGCCAGCGGCCCCTTATTCGGGGCGCGCCAGTAAGTGTTTACACTCGGAGGGAAAGGCAACACCAATTTCATTTACCCTCCCGGATCAGCTGCGATGGCTGGCTGTTGATTTTTATGCCGCGATGCGCGCCCGGGACTATCGTTATTGCCTCTTTGCGCTGCAACGCACGCAACTGCAGGGCGGCCGCATTCGGCGACACCACGCCCATCAGTCTGGACAGCTCCGAAATAGTCGGCGGATAACCGTGATCGCTCTGGTATTTCACCAGCAAATCGAAAACCTCCTGCTGGCGCACCGTTAATGCTTTATTAACCACTCCTACCCCCTACAGAACCGCAACGATATCGCTGACGGTTTCGCGTGTACTGGATTTACTGGATATCGCGCGCCGGGCGCGGACGTAGTTGAGTTTGAAGCCGTGCTGCTGGTACAGCGCGATGATGCGTGGCGCTGATGAATTGCTGATCACCACCCTGGCACCTCTCTGATGGGCGGCAACACAACATTCCGCCAGGGTGATCTGGTCTTCCCAGCTAAAACCGCCTGGCGCATAACTGGTGAACCCGCTGGTACCCGGCAGCGGCTCATACGGTGGATCGCAGTAAACGACATCGCCCTCGCCAGCCAGAGAAAGCGTGCGGCGGAACCCGGCATTCATGAATACGCAGTTGCTCGCCAGTGCAGTGAACGCCTCGATCTCTTTTTCAGGGAAATATGGATTGGGGTATTTGCCCCAGCCAACGTTGAACTTTCCGGCGAGGTTGTAACGGATCAACCCGTTGAAGCAGTGCCGGTTCAGGTACAGGAAAGCGGCGGCGCGTTCCGGCCCGGCCAGCAGCTGCCCGTTGAAATCATCGGCCACTTCGGCATACCCGGCGGCGCTGTTCCTGGTGCTGAACAACAGGCGGGCTTGATGAATCATGACATCCGGTACCACAGCCAGCATCTGGTACAGGTGGATCAGGTCTGCGTTGATGTCCGCCAGCAGGAATGAGTCGTGCTTACGGGAGTTGATGAACACCGAGCCACCACCAACAAACGGCTCAATCAGGCGCTGCCCTGCGGGGATCAGGCGGTCGATATCAGGCAACTGGTGGTATTTGCCACCAGCCCACTTGAGGAACGGACGCTGCCAGGTTCGCGGTGATGGTTCTTCAGATGGCAGTGTGGCTGCATTACCGTCACAATCTGATGCGCATCTCATCCGTTCACCACCCGGAAGCCTTTGGCTCCCAGCGAGTAATCGGTGCCGGTATAGCTGGTTTTAAACAGCGGATCCTCTTTGATGCCGGCACTGGCTGGAACCATCCAGTCGTCTTCGTAGTGCATGTCAGGGCCGAAGAAGGTTTTGGCCTGCTTGACAAACTCGGTACCGGTCTTGCCTGTTTGAGCCACAAACCCGGCATAGCGCTTCACACCCTCCAGCATGACGAGAGGCGGCACCCCTTCACGAACGCGGGCATCCCAGGCTTTCAGCGCAGCACTTTTCGAGTTACCACCTGCCCGCTTCGGATATAACGCCCAGGCCAGATCAAATAAGTTTTCATTGACTGGTTCATTGACTGGTTCAGAGAACTGACTGGTTCCGGGTGCAGCTCCTGCACCACTAACCGGTGCAGCAGATTCACCCACTGGTGCAGGAGATTCACCACCCGGTGCAGGACGTGCACCAGAGGGTGCAGCATTTGCACCACTGGGAAGGTTAAGTTTGTAAACGTTGGTGCGGTTCAGACCGGTAGCCGCCTTGCGGACTTCAACCGATACCAGACCATCCTCAACCAGCTGTTTGATATGGTTTTGCACAGAGCGCTCCGATATCTCGCATTGCTCTGCGATATAGGGAACGGAGGGCCAGCATTCGCCCTGATCACTGGCGTTATCTGCTAGTTTGATCAGCACGAGCTTGCGCAGCGGATTACCCACTTTTGCTTTCATGGCTCTGACCATTAATTCCATGCTCATCTGTACCTACCTCAATTTCCCTAAAATCGCGCTTAAAGACCTGGAGCGGACTTGAGCACTCGTGTGGGTAGCCAGAACGCAGAAAGATAACGCGCTGCGCTTCTGGTTCCCAGCGGATGACGCGAACGGGGACCCCCCGGCGGTCTTTAAACCAGCGGTCGAGTTCGCGCATAAGGCCTTTGCCCTCCGGTAGTACACACCCACGATTGCAGTGGCGCGGCTGTGGTTACATGCCACCCAGCGGTTTGCTACTCTGCGTTCATACCGAAACAGCGGAAGGCCCGGCACCGGGATCATCCGAAGTTGCGGCAAGCGGTTCTTTACCGTTAAACTGTTCATGCGTTAGTTTCTCCACTGATACGACACGCCAAGGCGCCCGGAGCTGCACACTCGCGGGCGTCACTCTTTTCTGGCGCGCAGAAAACGCGATACAGCAGCGTTAAATGCTCCTGCCACTTCGCCATCACTTGGTAGCTGTTCTCTTCGATTTGCTCGCGTTCGGCCTGGTCAATGACGCCATCAGCGGTTGCCTTGCGGACGAACTTGGAGTGCTCACTAATCCACTCAATGGTTTCCATCAGGCGCTGATTGATATCTGCGTTATCCACATCCTCGATATCCACCAGCGGAACATTGACGCTGTTCGACTGGCGCGATACCGCATCAGCGATGTGCTTGGTGCCGCTGGCCTGCTGGAGAACCATCGCCCAGCCCAT